TTCAGCGTCCCGACTGGTCAATGCACGGGCATATCCTTCCAGATACTTTTGAAAGTGTCGACGACGAATTTTTCTCAGTTGAATGTTGAGATAATTCAACACAGCTTCAATTTCTTGCAGCTGGTTGAATCTCTGTTCAGTGATACCTGGTAGTTCTTTGATGCGATGTTCAACTATGCCACCAATCCGGCAGTCGCGGCGGGCAAGATCCAACTCTTGCTCATAGTGAGCAATGAAATCAGGGATCTGGCCTAGGTCAGCAACAACACGATTATACCACATGTTCAGACTCTTTCTCAATCCAAGGAAACACACTACGCCAATTGAGATTTCTACGTCGATCTAGTTCGTCTAGGTAGGTAACCAACTGTTGTATTTTTTCTTGCTCCCTGCTGCAGGATTCAATTTGCAATTTTATACCGTTCATGTATGTTTTGGCATACTGATCCCATTGTGTGTCATCGGGCATGGCTGCTAGTATTTTATCAAAATCTTTGGTAAAGAAGCCTGCTCCAAATATTCCCGGATGCAAAAATTCATAATTACCAACCTTCACAATAGAAAAGTGATGGCCTATCTTTCGATTTTTTTTAATCTGTGCAATATAATCAATCAATTCAGGGACAGTCTTGATAGTTAACCCTGTCAGCGTTTGATTTATGTTTAGTGTGATCCACCGTTGGTTCACTAGATAATTAAAATTTTCTTTCCACTGTTCAAGATTCATTCCGTGTCGCACATACTCCTGTTCTTTGCCAAAACAATCAATGCTTGCGGTCAAATCAAATCTTTTAATTTTTCTTTCTGCTACTAATTTTTTTATTTTTTCAACATAAGCAACAAGTTTAGATTTAGGAATTTTTAAATTGCTTATTACATTTAGCTCAAGATGGGGGCTTGGATGGGATTCAAAAAAATCTAACATGGTATCAAACTGCGGCTGATAAAAAGGTTCGCCGCCTAGCACATGCAGCCTAAACACTTCATTATAATTTGTACCGAGCCATTTCCAAAAGGCCTGAGTTAGATCATTCAGTCGCTCGGGCTGTTTTGTTTGATTCTTGATAACTATTCCGTTTTTTTCAAAAAGTCCAAACTTTTGATTTTCTTGATATATCTTACTGCTAAACTCATCATCGCAGTACAAACAACTCATGTTGCAGAAATTATCAAAATATACTTCTACAATGCGAGGAGTCACTGTGACTTCTTGAGAATTCTGGTCAAGTTCAGGCGGAACAAGATTTGGAATCTTGAGATGCATAATGCGATCGCTTGAGCCGCCAGCTTGTTCGATACTGCTGCAATACTCACATCCTCCTGTTGGCCATTCTCCGTTGAGCATTAATGTTCGATCTGCTAACTTTTTTGGCGTGTTGTGAAAAGAATCAAATGTTTCAGCTGTTATTTGTTCCTTTTTGACTCGATGGCACGAGCTGGTAGTACCTTTGTTAAGAAACAGGGTACTCCAGGTCCATTTTAATTGACATGCAGTTTGAGTCTTGATCGGAAAATAACGATCGGACATTAATTTTCCCAGCGTTCATCTTCATCAAGGTCTGACTCTTCTTCGTAGTCGTCTTCGGAGGTTTCTTCTATGTCACGATTGACATACGCAGCCAAGGCACGTTTGATTTCAGTATCGCCCTTGAAAATGTTACGAATTTGATCTGCGTCATAGTCGTTGTCGATCAACACTGCAACCACAGTTTCGGCTGCTTCGTCACGATCCACTACGTTTACATAACGACGAAGTTCACCCCAAATTTCTGCTGCAACATCTGTACTCATTCTGTTGTCTCCTCATCTGTAGTAGTTACCTCACTCTTTTGATTGCCAAAATCTTTCATGACCACATCCAAGCAACCGTCGTCGTTGCGTTCCCAACCTTTGCGGAACTTCTTGATGATTTCGCCATCGCTGGTGGTAAACACCAGGCTGTTGCCTTCTTTCTTGAGCAGGCCTTTTTTCTCAATCAAGTCAGTCAGACCTGAATGTGGACTCATACCAGTTGAGTAAGGAATTTTGACCTGCATGCCTTCAAACGGTTTGGCATAGCGTGTTTTCATTACTTTACAACCTGCACGTATGCCCATGACGTCAGTAATCTTGTTGCCATCTTCATCTTCTTTGAGTTTCATTTTCTTCATGGCAACCACAATACTGCTGGCATAGATGAAACCCTGACCACCGGAGATCTTGTCATCTGGGTCAAACATGTCCTGGCTGGCATAGGTGTGGTTGGTACAAACCAGACCCACATTGTAACTGCCAAACATGTTGACAGAGTTACGAACAAGACTTGTTAGTGCTTTGGGTTTGCGACCCATGTCACCTTTCATGTCACCTGCTTCAAACTGGTTGACGTCGGTGGGAGTCAACAACATGCCTAATGAGTCAATGACCCACAGAACTTTCATGCGTTCTTCTTCTGGCAGTGCCTTGTAGTCTGTCATGAATGTGGAGATTGCTTTGGCAACGTCATCAATCATGCTCATGTTGAGTTTGAGCAACTTGTCTGGGCCTGTGTTGACACCAAGTGCGTGTAACCAAGATTCGTCAAGTGCGTTTTCTGTGTCGATAAGAATAACAAAAATACCCTGATCTTGTGCGTTCTTTACAATGTTACCACTACAGATATAGCTCTTGCCGGCCCCTGATTCACCGGCAAACACTGTTACTTTACCTAGTGGAATACCTCTGTCAAAGTCTCCACTGATAAGATAATTCAATGCATAATTGCCGGTGCTGATCCAGTCTGTGGGATCGTTAAATCCAATGCTTAGGCCTTGGATGCTTTTTGTGATGTCCTTGCGGAATTTTGAAATGTCAAATGGTTTGCCCATGGTGTTTCCTTATCTTAAATTGTATAAATTTTTAAAAATTAAACTGCTATCTAAGTTTCTTTGTTGATCTAACACTGTTAGTTTTTCAAAAGAGTCTCTTAAATTTTTCTCAAATGGTTGTTGAATATAGTGCAAAAGATTACGATAACTGTCTTCAAGCAGAAATCCTGGTTGTCGAGAAATCCTTCGTTCTAGTTCATCAGTTACTGAGTATAACACATGATCAGGCAGATGTCTAATATTTAGATACTCGGGATTAGCCAAAGCACCAATTATGAAACTGTTGTTGTGAAATCCAATGTTGCTCAAATAGTCGACGCACTGAAAAATACTTTTATAATTTAACAAAAAATGCAACATGTTGAATGATATTTTGTGATCAAGTTGTTGTATTATTGTTAAGTTTTCTAAGAAATCTTTCCAAACACCACCGTGTCTGATGTACTCAAATTCTTGCTCGATTGACTCTACACTCACTGTCCAATGCACATGTTTAAACTTGCAAATTGCGTCAAATATTTTTGAATCAACTTTACTTAGGTTGGTGTTTACACGCAGTTTTACTTCGGGATTTAACTTTTGTAACAGTTCTAGATTTTCTTTCATCAACAATGGTTCGCCGCCAGCAAGATACACATGCTTGAGTTTGTGTGCGTTTTTGTAAATGTATTCTCGAAAGTTTTCCAACTGCTCTGGACTGGGCGTAGGTGCTGTGATCTTTAATTCTGCAGCCCACTTGCTGCTGAATTCAGGACTGCAATATACACAAGAAAAATTACATAGATTGCTCCATCTGACATCAATTGTTTGTAAATCAAAATTTCCTGCCTGGTAAGTGGTCAATGGTACTGTTTTGAGTTCGCGAATATAAAATATTCGATCGCTAATAATATCAAAATTTGTTTTCCCTCTCTCAAGTTCGTAGCAAGGTTGACAACTGGGTACCAATTGTTGGTCAACAATATTTTTTTGTCTTGATGTGTTGGCCTGGCCAACAACAATTTCCTCAATTGATTGGCTGCAGATATTTCCAATGGGCATGCTGTTGGTACTGCGAATACAATTTTTTACCTTGCCATTGAAATTGTACATTAGACCAGTCCAGGGTATAGGACAAAAACTTTGGTTGGTTAGTATGTCTTTTGGTGTCATATTGGACCCAAACTTATATCTTTGATTGTCAAGTCAGGAGAAGCCAACTCAAATATATTAATTAATACCTGGGCCCAACGATCGACATCTGCTGCTGGAGGAACAGTTTTTTCAACACTAGTAGCAATATTTCCCGGTCTTACTATTGTGATAGTCACTCCAAGTTGTCGATGTCTGATTTGTTTAACCGCTTCTTCTAGTGCTATTTTTTGCACACGATATTGGTCCATTTCTAGACCAGCTGCTTCACTAACTGGAGTTTGAGTCATCATGGTGCTGATCACAACAATATGTTTTTTTGTGCCTTGCCATCTCTTGACCATTTCAAACAACAGTTCAGTTTGTGCGTAACCTGCTTGAGCATTATTGATAAACACATCGCAAGGTTCAATTAGATCTGCTATTTTGTGTGTGACTCGGATATTATGACCATGTCGCCGACTGAGTCCAACAATCTCGTGCCCCCGAGAAGCATACTGAACAGCCAAAGATTGTCCAATTCCTGCGGTGTGTCCGGTTATTGCTATTTTCACAATCTCAATTGCCCTTGTTCGTATAAAAATTGGTCTAGTTCATCTTGATTGTTTTTGTCAACTGCAACATATCCCGGAAATACTGAAAGATGAGGCTGAGTTAAGAAATTTGAGTACTTGACATTCAACACCTTGGGGCTATTCAACAATGCATAGGAATGTTGCAAATTGTGTTGCTTAGTAAAATTTTGAATATTGTCGAAGTCACCAATGTTCAAAGCACTCACTGTGGTCCAGGTATTTAGATCTATGCCCGGCATGGATTGATACTGCATTAGGTTGGTGTAAAATTTATCCCATTTGATAGGCCATCGCACTCGATCGTGCACTTCACCTATGCCGTCAAGGCTCACAGTAACAGTGACTTGTATTCCCACAGATGCCAGATGTTGTAGTTCATCAATGATCAAAGAGCCATTGGTGTTTACTCGTATTGATTTGACATTTTTGGGAATACTGGACAAAAGTTTTTTGTAATTTTTACTAGCACTGGGTTCACCTCCATTGATGTCCAAGTGCACCATACGTTCTTGTGGAAGATTCCAGAAACGATCAGAATTGTCCACAATGGGATAATATTTGTTTTTCAAGCTGCCAATTTTGGTACTCAACTGTTCGTTGCAGGTCAAACATGCGCTGTTGCACACATTGTCTAGCACTCCTCCTACAGAAAGATAATCTGATTGTGTTTGCAGTTGATCAAAATTTATTGCATTGAGTCTTATGCTTCCTTGCCCTAGATCCTCAGTTTGTGCACATCGAACACATTCGTCGGGCCATTGATTTTTTTCAAATTTTTGCTTGACTGTTGTTAACCAATTGCTATTGTCTAATTTTTCTAAACTGTCAAATTGCGGTGAATCAACCATGTGGCCACATCGACCCAGGGTGCCGTTGGAGTTTAGACGTACAAAGTGATCAAGTCTAGGACAGTACATTGGTAATCTGATGTGTGTGATCAACTATCAATTTGTATAGATCATTATGAGTTTTTTTAATAGTATTGATCAATTCTGCAAAAGTCATCTGTTGTCCTATACGGTCAATCAACAGTTGATCTAGCAAAAAATATAATTCTAATTTTTCCCAGGAAAATTCTTCAATGGCCGACAAAAACTCTTGAGTAGCTGGCGTAATATCAGTGCGGTGATAAACAGCAGTTAGATTTTTTATATCATCAACATGTTGAAATTTTAAAGGTGCCTGACTGTGTCTAGCCAGATTGATTAACCAAAAAAATTGAGGAGCATAATGTCTGTTTAGAAACAGATATTTTCCTACAAAAAATAAAATTGTCTTGGGGTCTAGTTCACCATGCTCTCTTTGACAAAGTTGTAGAAATGTATTTACTCCACTGATAAATCGTTCTCGAGGATCACGTAAAAAAACTGTGATTGGTGTTTGAATATTGGATATATCATGCTGGTTCAGCGTTTTCCAGCCGGCAGCAGCAGCTGATTTACTCAGCGATGAGCTACCATTTTTAAAAATTGGATACACAAATAGCTGCGAGGGCACTATTTCTAGTATCTCGCAGCTATCAGGAAAGATAGATTTATCTATCTCACTAAACATGATTACTTGGCCTGGCGGCT